TTATCGCCATACTTCTCAATCATGTAATCGTACAAATCGTACATATTCCATGACTGAAACCCTGAATCAATCAACAAACCACGAATTCGTGATATGGAGACTGATGCATCTCTTACTCGGTACTCAGGATAGAGAGCCAAGCGTAACATCTTCACTTCATCACGAAGAACGCTACCATTGTGAGCAGCATGCCCCAAGAATTCAATATCCTCAGGTTTCTCAGCAGCAAAGCTCTTCTTAACGTTGAGCTTTAAACCCCAATGCTCGTAAGCATAGGAGGCCCAGAGATCAATTTGCGCACGAGCAGTCTCAATATCATTGTACGGGTCAGGAAAGATTGAGTCATCAGACAGAACCTTGACTTTGCGCCAAGCACCTTTCCAAAATTTCAACATCATGGTTACAATGAATATGAAATTGAGAACCGATCCAACTAATTGAGTGAAGAAAGAGCCTGAAGGGATACCCAAATGTTTGAGGTAAACCTCACCGTTTGGCATGACCACTGGCGTGTTGATAAAGTAGTCCTGAATCGCAAGCCACTCTTTAGCTTCCGCCTCGGATAAACGTAAGTTGTCACCCAAGATTTCAAAGGCTATCTTGATTAACTGATAGTTTGGTGTTGCATCAAATGCAGACCAATCTATGCCAACGGCCACTCCAAACTGGAACAGACTATCGATAAACATTGGTAACTCCTTAAGCATAGAGCGACCTATGAACATCGGACAATCCCGTGTTGAGTACGCTTCAATAAGCGGTTGAGCGAATTGACCTTCGAGCAATGTCATCTCGAATGGGTAACCCCACACAGTTCTAACTTTGGGTGATTCAATCGGTGCGAGTTGCGTTCGCTTGAAACAGACACATGGTGGAAGAGCACGCTTGGAGTACTTACCATTTCGGATAAGACGTCGTAACTTGTCAGCCTCATTTAGAGCTGATGAATACACTTCTTTCTTCTTCATGCCTAGCCAAGACCATCCAGCGGATGCATCGAGTTCAAGTCGTAACTTGTCCATTGGCTTGGTTTCAATTCCCCCTGGGATATGAAATGCACGATAGGCAATGCCTATTGCTTCACGAAGTTCAGGTGTAAACTCTAAACGCGTGGGTTCATGGTCGTAACGACCTAAGCCATCAAACAAACGATCAAGCGTGGCATATGAACGAGTCCAACCTACAAGTTCATCAGGGATTTGTCCATCACACAAATCTTCAATAGCTTCACGAACGAATTCGTCAAACTTAACCGGTTCCAGATCGACTGCGAAACCATCAGTTTTGCCTAGATAAACTAAGCTGTTACTCGTACACGAATAACTTGGTGGAGTGTCTCGTAAGACTAGCTTTCCAGCTCTCCGTTTCGGAATAATGTCCGAGGGCATTTGATAATGTGTCACTTAAGACATCCTTTCTAGCGCT